CCGACTCGGATGGTTATTGTCCTTTTAGCTCTCCCCTTGAAGGTGAGGACCTGGCGGCAGCCTTAGACGGCGCGCAGGAAAACTCCAAAGAGGGAAAACGCAGGGTGTCGCACGCGAAAACGCGACCATATAGGAAGTCCAGTGGGAAGGGTGGTGGATTCACTTCCGCTCCTTCCAACAAAGCAAAGCTTAGGGACCTCCCGAGTAAAAAGACAGCTGGCTCTAACCACTTGTGGTATGATGCCATTAGCAGGACTGTCAAGTGCGGAGATGATCACGTGGGACATTGGGATGGCCATGATTTCTATTCAATTTTAGACAACACAGATCTTCACGACTTAATAGAAGACCCCGACGCTATGCACGACCAACTCTTTTATGAGAGTCGCCAAAATTGCGTGGAGACTGGTGCTGGAGACGAAGAAAAACTGGAGTCGTACACACCAAATTTGGTGGTTCCTCCATTGATGCGTGAGAAGACAGGAGTGATAACTCTTGATCATCCTACGCTAGGCCAGCAAGCAGGGACGAGTGTTACAGGTTCTTGTTTTAGGTTGAGGATTGAGTTCGCTAACAAGTCTGTTGCTGATGTGCTAGTTACAGCTAAGCATGTCGTGGAAGGTTGGCAGACTGCCTCGATCACAATTGTAAACCGATGTGGACTGGAAATAGTCCTTCAACTCACGGGTGGAGTTGGCTTTGTCGAATCTGACAAGTTCGATGTGGCCTACATCCCATGGAAGTTAGTGGATACAAAAGATCATCCACTAATCGGAATGCCCGCTTTTAGAATCAGAGCTGAAGATGCTAAGGGCCTCAATTCGTATGATTGGAGCTCCGTGTCATGTGCTCTCTTCAAAAACTCTGGCAGCATTGCTGTAGGCAACATTGTTTCATATTCTGACTCAGTGACCTACACAGCGTCGTCGGAGAGCGGTGATTCCGGCTCGGCCGTGTTGGCGAAAGTCAACAATATGGACATGGTGGTGGCAGTTCATAAGAAAGGAAATAACGATCAGTCAACCAATTCAGGTGTTTCCATCATGAATGTGGTTCAACTGGTCGCAGAAAATCCTTTTGACGGCAAAGTTTTTCAATAGGGCCTTGGGAGAATGCCCTCAACTCCCGCTATCGTGATCTCCTGAAGACCTTGGGTGTACTTCAGGAGCTAGATTGCGATAGGACTGTACACGGCGCACCCTCATTATTTAGATACGACAAACGATTTTTCGGCAGGAATAGGTTCGTAAAGGATGCAGTGGTTGCAACTGCTCTTCCTACCAATATGAGCGGACAACATTCGCTCATGGCAACCCGTTATGAACCGTCTTCTTTGTCTTGGACTGCTTACAAAAATGCTCTTAGAAAGGGCTTTTGTGTGAGCAGTGAAACAACTGTCGATCTTGAGGATCATCAGAAAGTCGTTGATTATTTGTGTGAAAAGTACCGCAGAAAGCTTGCAGGTTCTGGATTGACGTCACTTGAGGATGTGTTAAAAGACATTGACATGTCCACGAGTCCTGGGTTTCCCTGGAGTATGCTTCCGGGGATTTCTAACAAAACAGACCTGCTAGCCCACAAGAAGTACGGCCCCATATTTGTCAATTGGCTTACTGTTTTTCCAAAAGCGGCGGCTGAAGGAGGACATGTGACCATTTGGTCCATGTTTCTCAAATCCGAGATGAGGGAGAGCACCAAGGTTCGCAGCAATGCAACCAGGGCTGTGTATTCCTCAGACTTTGCCTACACAATTTGGATGAACATATTGTGCAAGGAGTTTAACAATGGGTTTTACGACCTATGCTTGAATAAAGATTACAACACGGCTGTAGGTGTTTCACCATTCTCTGGTGGCTGGCATACCCTGGCCACTCAGACCATATTGAAACAAGATGGCGAGCCATTCGATTATGTCTTTTCTGGAGACGTAGGAGCCTTTGACTTTCATGTTCAGAACATTTTGCAGAGCGGCGACACTCAAATCAGAGTGGCATGCTGCGACTGGAATGATCGAACTAGAAAGTTTTATAAGCACCTCGTATGGGAAAACACTCATGGCTTGTTGGCTTGTTACGATGATGAGAAAAACGGAGTGGTAGTGATGACTGGAATTAGCACCAAAAGCTTCCAGAAGTCAGGATCACCAAACACAGCCACTAGTAACACTATCATGCATGACATTGTCACAACTCATTTGTATCAAAAGTGTGAAGCAATTGAAGGCGAAGACTATAAAAG